TGCTTTCTCAAAGAAGTATTTGTCTTTACGAACTTCATATGAGGTTGGACTTGCTTTTACTTTACCATTATACTTAAAGAAGTCATAATTCTTATTAGTGAAGTGTTGCTTAATAGCAAGATAGGTTTTGTATGTGTCAAATCCATTCATCGTTAGAATCAAATCGGCAACCTCGCAGTCTTCTCAAGGTAGTTTAAATCTTGTGCCTCAACCTTAATCTTTTCTTTGATTAAAGGGCATAGTAGTTTTGCTGTATCCTCAATTTCAAATTCATTCTCCTCACACCACCATACGACTGCATCCATATATGATATTCGTTTTGCTATTACAAGTTTCTCGACCATGTGTGAAAACTTTTCTCTATTTAATACTTCAATCATTTATGTCCTTTTAGTGGTTCGTATATTATATTATACTATAAAAGTGATTGAAAGTAAAGTTAGAACGGCATAAAACTTCTTGCCATACCTTGAGGTGAGAACTTGTTTGACATATTTCCAACAGCACCATTCATATAATCAATTTGCTGAGTTAGTTGATGAATATGTTTCTCCATTGCTAGAGTAGTATTATTCATCGTGGTCATATCTCGATTGATAGATTCCATTGAATAAGTCATTTGATTCATATTCTGTCTGATTGAATGTAAATCATCAGAACCTTGTTTGAAAGATTCAGACCAAGATTCCATATGAGAACCAACTACTAATCCAGCATATACAATAACGGATGTTACTGCTAACTGGGATATTGCTGTGATGGTAGAACACCATTTAGAATGACACGTCATATAGTACCTTGATGTTAGATACTATATTTAGGTATTATTTAAACACAACCAGTCGGTTGAGGAAGTCCACCATATTTAGTAATAGGTTTCAATGGACCAGTCAACCATTCTTTGAATAGTTTACCTTTATCAATTCCTACATACTTAGCAAAAGTTCTAATTGGAGGAACACTTGAATTCTCATCGAAGTATTCTCTTGCCTTTTCAATTTGCATCACTTGAGATTCACTCAATGTAATATCATCTTCCTTTGCCATCTCGTGCATCACATCAAGTGACCACGTTGTTGGGTCAACTAAGTAACCATTTCCTGTTCTATCTAAGTTCATTTAATTCCTCTTGAGATTTAAGACCCTTTTTATAGTCTTGTGTTAGTCGCACACTTTCTTTACCAGTTCTATTATTCATAGGGTTGGTCATATTTCTTGTTACTTCTGAATTACCACAAAATGGTGGGCGATTACCCTTTGTTATTCCATTACTCATTTCTTTCTCCTACAAATGTTAATACCATCTTTTACTTTATAAACGAAGTGTTCTCCATTTGCTATAATATGTTCAACCAATCTCCATACTGGATTTTCATCAGTTCCGTAATTTACTTTATACATTATTTATATCTCCTTTTTAATATTAACCAACCTTTATAGTAGGGTTATTCCCCACCATACTTATATTATACTATAAAACTACTCAAAAGTCAATAAAAAATAAATATGATTACAAAAGGAGAAAATAATGGATATATTATTATTAATTGTGTTATTAACAATCGTTATAGGTGGTAGTGCTTATGCGACTTACTTAAAGAACACACTAAAAAGGAGATAGATATGGAAACAATAATAAATTTATTAATTGACTTCTGGCAATTCACGGTGGTGGGTGTATTAGTTATTATAGGTGCACTGATTAACTTTTTCGATAAAGACTTTACTTCTGGTATGTCATTTAAGATTAAAGAGATGCCTCATATGAAACCAATCTCAATACCAACAAAAGGTAAAGGGTTCTGGGGTGCTATATGGATGTGGTTAATGGGAACTCGTACTTGGGAAATCGTTAAAGACTTTCATTTTAATATTGATGGTAAAGATTATATAGTTCCTAAAGGTTTTGTATTTGATGGTGCTTCTATTCCTAAGTTTTTACATACTTGGTTAAGTCCAGTTGGTGTATTGCTTATGGGTGGTTTAGTGCACGACTATGCTTATAAGTACACTGTTCTTTTACAGAAGAATAAAAAAGAATCTGGTCACGTTATGACACAGAAACAAGCAGACCAAACGTTCCGTGATATCAATATCGAAGTGAATGGGTTCAGACTACTTAACAACCTTGCATACTATGCATTACGTTTGGGTGGATTCGTTGCTTGGAATGGTCATCGTAAAGTTGGTGCTGATTGGAAAGAGTCAGTATAATTACTTAGTAGTGGGACGATATACTCCGTCCCAGTCTTTCTTAACTTTCATACCTTTGCAACGTTCTATCCATATATCATAGAACCCATCTAACTGTCCGTCAAAATACCCTTTGAGACTTTCGCACATTTTAGTAGCACCTTTAAAGTTTTGTTCAAAGTACATACGCATCATATCATCGTGGTCAAACTTCCTGCCCCATACTCCCTCAACAACCGTATAGATATCTACCCCTTTAGTTTTACCTTTAACAGCAATACAATCTAATTGTAATGTAGTAAAGTTGAAATCAGTTGCTATTGCATCAGCAGTATTCTCGCCAATGATAATATCAACCCCATACGTTTTAGTTTGCCCTTCAATTCTAGCACCCAGATTAACACCATCACCCAAACAAGTGTAATCAAATCGTTGGTCAGATCCCATATTACCTACAACAACCGTGTCAGTATTAATACCTAAACCCATAGCAAATGGTGGATGACCTTCAGCAGTTATCTCTTCATTGAATACTTTTAAATCATTAATCATATCAAGACCAGTTCTAACTGCGTTGTATGCGTGATGTTCATCGTCCACTGGTGCATTCCAAAATGCCATTTGAGCATCACCGATATACTTATCAACTGTGCCATCATTATCAATAATACGTTTAGTCATCGCAGTCATATAACGATTCATAATGGATGTTAATCCTTGAACATCATCACCGTAGTGTTCAGAGATAGCAGTAAACCCTCTAACATCAGTAAACATAATTGATAGTTCTTTACTCTCACCACCAAGTTGTAATAGTTCTGGGTTCTTCTGTAACTTTTCTACAAGTGCAGGACTAAGATATGTACCAAACTGTTTCTTAATTTGTTGCTTTAATAAGAACTCTAACATAAACTTAGCAAAGGCACTATGTAATGTAACGATTAATATAGTTGCCAATAACCACGAAGCATCTATTAAGTACAAGTAATTAGTATAAGCATATTCCGTTCCGTAGATGACACCACCGACGACGACTGCGACGGGAACGGACATCCACATAACGGGTATGAATCTAAACAATACAATAATGATAAACCCGATTAAAAAGGTTGTAATTAGTTCCCCAAAGTCTGCAAAGTCTGGTCTGACTGGTGTGACTCCGTCGATGATAGACTGTAATAGATGTGCCTGGAGTTCGTGGTTGCCGACTGTACCCACTCCAGTTGCTACTGAAGATGCAAGTCCTTCTGCAGTTAAACCAACTATAACTATCTTATCAGCAAACACAGAGTAGTCTAGTTCCTCAGTTAATTCATAATGAGTAAATTCATTTGCCCAATTAATCCATACACGTGAATATGTGTCAGTGTATATCGTATCATAGTTAGGAACACGTACAGCGATTACACCAGACTCACCTATCTTTGCTTGGTATAAATCATCTTCAGCATACACTCTTAATGTTTCAAGCGCTAGACTTGGATACATTTCTTTACCAACCCTAGTCAGCATAGGAATACGTCTAGTCACACCGTCAATCTCAGGCATAGTAGATACAACACCAACACCTGCTAAGTTATTATTAATAGAATCGATGTTGGATACCATACCTTGATATTCTGGAATCCAATTTAGAATATCATCTGGGTCACCACCTACAATAGCAACACTTGCTTCTTTACCTTTAGTGTCTAATGCTTTTGTACTCGCTACTTGAGTTCCTAGTACCAACTTATCTGATATTACTTTAGCAAACGTTTCATCACCACCAAGTCTATCTTCTTCGGCAAATAATAAATTGAGAGTTATTATACCCGCACCATTCACCCATAACCTATTAACAATCTTTGCTACTTCATCACGTTTCCAAGGCCACTGTCCTTTATCTTTTAATGCTTGTTCACCTATGTCTAATAAGACAATACTTTGGGATTCTACTTTAGGGGATTGAGCAATTGTGTAGTCAAATGATTTAAGTCTAGCAGTTTCAACAAAGAATCCGTCTTCATATCGAACGAATGTCATTAATAAAACTGTTAGTATTGCCCACCAAGGGTTTAGTAATCTTTTCATAATTTAGTTCTGTGTTATGTCAAAAAATGATGTAGGATTATCTCCTGTTTCGATAAAGAGTTCTTGACCTTGGTCTAAGTAAATCTCATAATCATAATCAGCATCCATCTTTATATCTATATAGTCTCCAACTTGCCGAATGATTCTGACTTGGGTCTCAGATATAATTGTATTAACTTGAGTTACTTTATTAAAACCAGAAGTCCTTCCGTCAATATGGTCAGTGATGTTATCTAAAGGGTTATAGAGTAAATCAACATCGAGTTCATTTATATCTAACTCATTAAAATCTAATACTGGTATATCCAACTCATTAAAGTCTAACGGATTAAAGTCAAGAGGATTATCACCATTATCTATTTCTTTAGGTTTCTCAACAAGTAGCATATTATTAATTTGACTTTCATTTAGTTCTAATAGCACTGGTGGTGATGGAGTCATTTCTAAAGACTTAGTAGCAGTTGCCTGAAATGCTTGATTAAGAATAACTTGACCCATACCAGTGGAAACTGCTATTTCACCAACAGTTCCATCGGCATTAGGCAATAGAATAATAAGGGATTGTCCTAGTTCGTCAACGGTCATAGAGAATGCTGTACCACGTACTGCGATATTAGCAGACGGTGTACTTATCTTTACTCGTTTACGATTACGTTTCGCAATCAAACCAGAAGCATAACGTACTGTTCCGAGTGTTGCTTTTAATGACAATGCACCTTTGCCAGTCTTGGCATCATATATAAATGAATCGATTATTAAACTTGAGTTCTTAGATATCTTAACCTTAGTCGAGTCTTCAAACGTGATACCAATCTTGCCACTGCCAGTTCGTATATCATCAAGTTGTTCTACACCAAGTTTAGATTCAGTGACGAACTTATCTTTACCACGGTTAATTTCACCAATACCTTCATGTGTAGTTATATTACCGATACTCCCAAATACATTGAGAGAAAGTAATAAACTACTGCTGAGTAACAGTAACCGTATGCCCATCACCAGTAGTAGTTAAATCCAATACATTATTATTAGTACCACCAGTCTGCGTAATAGTGAAGCCACTCGTGCCACCAGTGTGGTTAAGTTTAAACACATTAGATGTCAACGTACCTGTTTGGTCAAGTGTTACAGTATTTGTACTACCAGTAATATCTAAATCAACTGATGAATTGGTTAAACCATCACTACCAGAATCTAAATCCATGTCAATTGTGTTTGTGCTTCCAGTTACATCAATTGCTAAATTCAATCCACCTGCATCAGTTACTAAACCAACATCAACAGTCAAGTCATTCGACGAACCATCTAATGTTATATTAGTATCTACGTCTTCACAATTACCAGCACCTGCTGTTGTACTTGATGTACATACATTTAACGCAATGTCATTTGATGAACCTGTAACAGCAATCACTGTATCGGAATCATCACCAGCAACAACACCAGTTAATGTATTCGTACTACCTGTTTGGTCTACGTTAAATGTCATCGTATCACCTTTCAAAGTGAAGTCTGTTACTGATGTACCGATAGTATTACCACCACCATCTTGTACAATAGTTGCACTTAACGTATCACCAGTTTGGTCGATGTATAACTTATTGTCAGCACCGTATGATATAAATGTCATCAAACTCATAACAAAGAATGCGATAAACTTATTCATCTTATTCTCCTCTTTTAAATTTCCATAAGTCTTTTTTATTTCCCTTATGGATTAAACTAACAATCGTTTTATCAATTGCTCTCTTTACTGCGAATGTTACTGGTTCGTTCTTTGTCGCACCAGATTCTAATTCTACAAGTTCTGTCCCCAAATCTACAAATCTAAATATGTTCCCATCAACAGACTTGCTATAAATTATATTCGATTCCGTTGATGATAATAATACTTCGCCAGTAGCAATTGAAGTCAACCTCAAAGATACTGTAACCATATCTTCTCTGTACTCAGTAACAGCACCGATTCCTAAGAACCTAGCACCTGAACCACCTGTGGTTATATTAGAATCATATCCTATAATACCACCATTAATCATCACACCTGCAAATACAAGTGTTGGTAGTTTCTGAGAAGCATCACCTTCAACCGATTCCCTTCCATTCCTTATTAATTGTCGTTCTTTAATAAGAGAATCTAAACTCGTTCTTTCTAATACACTAAACCATTTACCATCACCAATCTCATTAAGTGACATTATTAGTAGTTCTAACCCACCTTGAGTTACTGCCGTGGATATATTAGCAAACTTCTCTCCAGGTTTTCTTTGTCCTGTCAAATCACTAAACTTATAAACAGCAACCATCATTGGCTCGCCATCAAGAACAGGTATTGTAGGTATAGTTGCTTGACTCATATCATTAAACTCAGGTCCATCTAGTGTGGCACAACCTGATAATGTACATACTAATAATATTGCTAATAGATATTCCATTAGAATGTAAAGGAATTAACTGGTAAAGTCATTTCAGTTGTAGTACCATCTTCATTTACAACTGTTAATACGATACTATCATCAGTCTTAATATAAGTGATGGTATTGCCTTCTACTGTTACTGTGCCAGTTGTTGATGAGGTTTCCCCAAACATCTGGTCTACCAATTGCTTTGATAAGTTAGCATAGATACGTGCTTCTACGTTAGCAAAGAACTTTTTAAGATTGCTTTTATTCGATAATGCTAATGCCTTTTCTGCTTCAGCACGTTTCCTATCAGCAAACATCTCTTTCTTCTTTAGTAGTTTCTCTTCAATGCTTAACCAATGTGCACCTGCGTTACCAGTAAACGATGGATTTGAAAACTCGTGCGTAAACGGACTTGCTATTACATTACTTAGACTTATTACGATTAGAGTCTTGATTAAATTGTGTATTACTTGACGCATACTTCTCCATTATATCTTTCAATTCACCGTCAATAGGAATACCATTCTTTTCGTGGTATTCTAATACCATTTGAAGTTTTGTATTCAAACGTATCATATCATTATCTAACATTCTAATTCTATCTACCAATCCAATTAAAGTCTTTTGAGCAGAACTTATAACTGGTTTAATTTCTGTAGTCACCCATTGCCATATATAAAATACAAAGTAACCAAGTCCCATTGCAGCAATGATTGGGAATCCGTATTGACTAATGCCATTCACTAAAGTATCAGTCACGTCGAGCATCCTCCTTTCCTTCATTGGCAGCAATTCTGTCAATGTTAGGTTTGACCTTTAATGCATAACTCATAAGAGCATCAATCTTTACTAAGTCGTTATTCATTGTCTGTACTCTATTATCTAAAGCACCGATGATATTTTTAAGTCCGTGCACACCACCAGTAACACCAGCAAGAATAAACTTAACTGTTAGAAATACGAAGTATCCTGCTGCACCAGCACCTGCTATTGGGAACCCAACTTCACTTACAATTGATAGAAAATCCATGCCTGAAACCATAGTTGTATATTTCAGTATTTATATAAATAAGTAGTTATGAGAGTATTCGACAAGATAGTAATTACATTCTTTGTGTGGTTTGCATTCGCACTAATATATTCACAAGTGGAAGCACTTGACGACTTCAATCTAGCAAAGTATGGAGGAGATGATACATCCGAAATTGGACGAACTAACTTCATTGTTAAACTTATATTATACAAATTCCCCGAAAGGTTAAACGAAGCATTTGAAAAAAATACTGGTGAGAAATTACCAGATGGTGCTGGTGTACGAGGGTTTGCTGTTGTTAATCCAGATGAAGATGTTTGCTTCGTTCATATCATTCCTGCTGAGATTTGGGATGATAGAGAGGCAATGACAATAATGGGACATGAGATATATCATTGTGCTATGGCAAACCATAAAAATGTTATCATTAATGGAACTGCTAAACTAGATATCATCAATGATACTAAAGGTGATGTAGAAGATTTATATGCTCAAGATAGAGAACTAGAGCTTGAATGGTTAAAACAAGATTATAATGATATGGGTATCGTCACTAACTAAAAGAAAGAATCTAGTGTTGCTACTCTTGACTCTCTAAACAAATCAATTGGTTCATCACTCTTACTGAAACACCATACGTTTTCGATATAAGACTTATTAAGATATTCCTTCAATTCTTCTGGAGTTGAATATAAATGCCTACCTTGTGGTCTTTGCATTATCCTCATGCCAAACTGTCCAATAAACTTATCCTTTAACGAATCAACTAATTCATCACACGAATAATACCTAACACCTTTGATTTTAGGATCCATTATGTTCACGATTAAGAATCCTTTATCAGATAATGATTCAAATGAGTGTTTAGCAACTGGCAGGTAGAAGTCATCCCTCCAATTATTATACTCATTAAACTTACTCCATGACTGGTCAGATTCTTTATCACCACCCTCGTTATATCTCTCAGTGCTAAAATATGGTGGACTGGTGAATGCACAATCTATATCGCTTATACTATCCCAAGGTAGATTCTCTGCACCGCAACGATATATTTTAATTGATTTTTTATCACCGACTAATTCAAAGTAGTCTTCAATATCAGCAGTGATAGTGTGGTCATTAGAGAGTATGTTTGAATACTCAACTGCCATTGTTTTATATATCTTAAAGGTATTTGGGTTTGGGTCACAACCAATATACTCTGTTGCTGATGACGCAAAGAACCCTGCTAGTCTATCTCCCCATCCCATACTTGTATCTAATACACGTTTAGCATCTGTCATCTCATATACAGACTTTGCTACTATTGGTTTGAATTGAGTTGCTATGTAAGAACCTAGTCTGAATGCCACGGCATATGAGTTGCTCGACAATTCCCCAGCAGTGCACTCACCATCATCGTTAAAATGTGTACCATTAACTCCTCGCCACAGAACTCCAAGCACACCCCAAATTTCCTTTGCTTCACCATTTTCCCACACTTCAATTGGACTCTTGTGTCCATATGATGGACAAGACCATCTAAGTTTCCTCATGAAATAATCAGATACCCTATTAAATGGTGCAGAAGGACAGTCAACCATACCTAATGCATTACTATGATAATCGTATTTGTAGTCATCATACTTCTCAAGAATATTACTATCAACTTCTGGTGATGATGGTGTTAAGTATTTCTCATACCTAGTAGTATTCAATTTGAGAAAGTTTTTAACCATTGCCCTTTTATTGATAACATTAAAAGGAAATGTAGATTGGTTAGAGGCAATGTATTCTGCGAGGGTTTCTCTACATTCTACTTTGCCCCATTTGTTTGTTATATATTTGAATTCCTTAGAGTTAAGGAACGGAACATTATTTACTGTTCGTTGGTCATAATAATTATATAATTCAAAATCCATAAAGTATATTATACCCTATTTCATATCAATTGTAAAGTTATCTATAATAGTTTTTAAACCAAACTACTCTACCATCTCTTTTAATTGTTACTGAATTACAATATTGAACAGAACCACGTTGCTCCATCTGTAATGTCTTAACATAACAACTCTTAACACTATCACATCTCATTGTGCCACTGCGCACAGATGAATCTACGTCCATTGTAATATAATCTGCCTTAGCAGAGTTAGATAGTAATAATAACCCTATCCATAATACAATCGCTATACCAGCACCTACTAATTTTCCTATTTTCGTGTCCACAATTTACTCCATAATTTACGACAGAAAAAGTTTCTGTCTTCCTGTGTTATATAGAAGGCAAAGAATAATATCGCCCCCATTAAGAATGACTCAAACATAACTTTACTCCTATTTTGTGTCTAAATTTTTAAAATGAGTCGCAACCCATCTATATGCTCTTGGTGTTGGACAATTCATTTTCCACTTGTTATATAGTTCTTTCATTATACTTTCTCGATTGTGAATGTGTACTTACCTGCAACTTCAATTGTCTTCATCAACCTATTACCAGTTTGATTACAAAATGCTTCGAGGTCTTTAATCGAACCTGCATCTGTAGAGATAACTTCTAAAATTTGTCCAGACTCCATTTTGTTTAGTGCCTTCTTAGTCTTTAATATTGGTAGTGGACAATTTAATCCACTTGCGTCTAATGTAGTATCTGCCATAACTTTCTCCTTGTGCGAAAAAGGAGTCCCGAAGGACTCCTCAAATTAAGATATTATTATTATATCCTTATTTAGTAGTATCTACTGCTGGGAAGTTGTTATTACGTACCGTGTAGTATGAACGCTTTGAATAGTCATCATTGCTAAACTCATCATCCATTTCAGTCACAAAGTTAGTAAACTCTTGAGAGTACCAACGTGGATCCCAGAAATCATAACTGTTATATGCAAAGATACCATTATCTTCTTGGTAACCATTTGAGTGGTTACTGTTCCAAGAATTGTTTCCGTTAAAGAAAGCATTTGCCGATGTTACTGTTAAAAGCACTGTTAATGCTGCGAATAAATTTTTCAT